TGCGATGTATTTGATTGGTCCGACTTCTGCTTCGACTTCTCTTCGTTCCGCTCGTATCGGCGCAAGTTCCTGGCGATAAGCAGTGACTTTATCCTGCGCTTTCTCGATTTGGTCGAGGAGACGTGACCGCTCTTCGGCTTGTTCGTTTCTTGCGTTGACACCTTTTGTCACAGCCCCTAGTTCAGTGTATCTATCAATTTGATCGTTTAGGGTGCTAATATCCAAACGGGCCTGAGATATAATCTCTTGCTCAATCGCAATGCGTTCTTCTATTAACACTATTCTATCACTAACATCACCGGATGTCAACCCCTGGTCGATGTGTGCTTTTGACAGGAACCCAAAGATTCCCAATGATGTTATCATAACAAGTATCGAAACAGCAAACACAAAATAGTATTTCAGCAACTTAGGTGCGTTATACCAGTTTCGATAAACCCAACTTGCAGCAACAAGTTTGGATACTTCTAGCACACTACCCATCACACCGATAGCAACAGGGCTTGCAGCAAAGATAGCAATCAACCCTGCGATGGAATAGTATGCCGCTACGAGAGATACCGACAATCCAGTCAGTATCATCATAAGTGCAGTCTTCATTTTAGCCTCTAGTCAACGTAACAATCTTACTGACTTGTTCTTCTAACTTTTCTTTTCTGTTAGGCCAATAGATATATTCTTTCTCTGGATTCTTCATAAGATTGACCAACAACGGCACAATCATCTTTTCAAGTTCTGTAAGTTTTGCTTGTGTTGATGCTAACAACTGAGATTCCTTAGTCGCATAGGATTCTTCTAGTTGCAACTTTTGTGTATCTAAACCAAATGTTGTTTGTTCGTAGATAGCAAGAACACTATCAATTTTCTGTTCCAATCGAGCAATCGCTTCGTTTGATGTTGATACAGTCTCACGAATAATTGTTGTCTCAAGTGTCTCACTATCCGTGACTTGAGTTACTTCGCCTTCATCGACTGCGCTGAAGCCAAAGTCTTCTTGTGTTCTTAAATCCAAATATTCTTGTGGTATTGGAGTTGTCATTTCTTGAAAAACCTCGCTAGTGATGCCACTGGTTCTGTTGTCCAGCCAAACGTATTGACGATAATGTTTAGCGGTTCTAAGTATGCTTTCTCAAATTGTAAATCGTAATCTATATATTTATCTAAATCAAATTGTTTAGGTAAGACAGACATAATCGCAAGCACATTTTCGTGCGTTGGATTAGGCACTTTCATATAGCAAAACTTGATTTTCTCTCCGTCTTTGATGGACTCATATTTCTTAGTCAGCCCATGCTTTTCCAGCAATGAGTTGTATATGATTGAACCTCTAACGTGTATCGGTGTTCCTTTGCCGTACATAGATACTGCGTTCTTATACTTCGTCAGTTCAGACACACCACGAGGAAATGCTACATCCTCGAAAGGGAGTTTCTTGAATTCTTTTCTGAAAGAATTGTTGAATGCGTGTAAATCGGATTCAGTTCCTGTCATCACAATCTGCAGCGCTTCCTTAATCTTATCTCGGCAAGACATCGGAGTTGATGACTTGACTGCTTCGATACCCATCATCTTCAGTTTAGGCTCAGCATATCGCACACCCTCACTGTCCCACACGTTGAGAATGTATCGCTTCTTCGCAGTCCAGATTCCAGTATCAGCAATGACTTCACGCTTCATAATCATCTTCTGGTCGTATGCGTTCATATAGTCAGCAAGTTCCTGGTACGACTTATCGATAAATCCTTGAAACTTTTCTTCACACACTTTGTCTAGGAAGTCGATTACTTTACTCTTATCGGGGATATTATCCTTATAGACTTTCTTGACTAGAGGACCAAAGTTCACATAGATAGAATCTGTATCACTCGCAATCACATAATCAATACCATCAGTGTCTAGTAGTTTGTTGAGATAGCCATTGACTTTGTTTTCAATCCAGCGAATAGATAGCTGACCTGACAATGTGATTGCTTCTGCTTGTCTCACATCGTAGAAGCGAAACCATTGATTCCCGATAGCGCCATACGCTGAGTTCAACTGAACTTTCTTTGCTAACTGTAGATTAGAATACTTGGAGATTTCATTCTCGCATTTCTGCTTCTCTTCTTTTGTTTTAGCAGCCTCTTTGTTCTTCTCCCACTCAAGCATCAACTTTTTGTACTTAGACCTATCGGTATACATCGTATCCATCATCTCAGGCAGGAATCCAAGTTTATCTTTTCGAAAGTAATGCCCGTTTGCAGCCATACAGGCTGATGACGAAGATTTGTATTCTCCTTTGAGCAACTCATCCACGGTAACGTAAGTGTGTTTACCTTCAATGAAAGTGTCAGGGGATACGTTATATTGCATAATCAAATGCGGATAGAGTGAGTTCAAGTCAAAGGAACATACCCATTCATACTTCCCAGGCACAGGTTCTTTGACGTAAGCACCTTCGTACTTGGTGTCTTTTCTGTTGCTCTTCTTTGGAGGAACAACAATACGCTTCTTGTATAAATGATTGTGAGAAAGCGTATCCCACATTCTAACTTGTGTAAACACGTCAGTAAGATTTACTTTAGCATCGTATGCTAGAGCGAGCACCATATCAATCAACTTCATCTTATCATCGATTCTATCCACTAACGCAACGTCTTTGATGTTATAGTCGATAAACGTTTGATAATCGTGCTTGTATAGTTGGTTTAGATTTTCATACTCACTGTAATCCAACTTACGCTCACCCAGTTCTACGAACGCAATATGGTCAAGTCTAAAACTTTCCTGTTGCGAATAGGTAAACTTCTTATACAGTTCAAGATAATCAAGTATAGAAATACCAACAAGGTCAAACGCAGTCTGTTGCTTGTTGTGAATAGTAGTTGTTCGCTCACTCACATATCCCCAAGGAGACAATCGCTCTGCAGACTTTTCGCTTAGCACTTTAGAGATTCTGTTGTAGAGATATGGAATATCAAAGAACTGTACGTTCCAGCCAGTAACGATATCAGGCGCTTTCTTCTCCCACAAATCTAGAAAGTTTAGGATAAGTTCTCGCTCATCGTAACACTTAATGTAGTCAACATCTTTGCGAGTGTTGTTGTAGTCACCACAGCCAAGAACGTAGTACCTGCTGCGCATCTTGAATGTGATAGCAGTGATAGGCTCATTAGCAAGTGAAGGTTCTGGAAATCCATTGTCTGACCCAACCTCGATGTCTATGTTTGCTATGCGCAGCAAAGAAGGGTCATAGTCAACACGTTCTGGATACTCCTCATTGATATATGCATACGCATAGTTTGTTGTGCCATAGTATTCAAAGTTAGGAACATCTTGATACCTGTCAACAAAACTAGCAGCATCTCGAAGACTATCCATCTCCTTGGGTTTTACGTTTTTACCATCCAGAGTTTTCCATCCAGTTTCCTGCTGAGACGGAAGAAAAAACGTTGGGCAATACGGAACTTTACGAGAGTATTTCTCTCCCTTAGAGTATCCGATTTCTAGAATGTTGTTGCCGCGTCGTGTAAAGTGTGTATAGAATCTTGTCATAGTACAATCTTTGATGTTGGAGTAATGATATTACCGAACATCTGATTATACTGCATTTCTATCTGATTGTCAACTTCAACCATATACACTACGTGCGAACGATTGATATCAACAACTTTTTGACGTGAAAAGAAAACTAGAGGTTGCAAACTTAGATTTGGTTTGCCGTCTTCACCAGCAACAACACCAATCAAGCAAGGATTCTCTAGCGTGTAGGATTCGGAGTTAGTTTCAAGTTTCTCAATAACATTACCTAGAATATCTTCACCGTTTACTAGATGAAGTAGTCTTACATTAGCCATAATATATCTCCTTAATGGTGTGGCGTTTTTGGAAGGAACGCCACAGAAAACCTTGCGTCTTTAGATTAAAGGCATATAGTTAGTAGACATTTGTGTTTCGACCATAAGTTCTGGATACATTAAAGGTCCAGCAAGGCCTAACAAACATGCGCATACAACTAATACCGCAAGAGAGTAGTTTCTGATTTTTGTAATCATGAAACCACCACTAATGCAATCATAAGAGGAGCAGCAAGCAGAGCGAGTGCTATGCTAAAAACTGCTTGTGTAGTTTCGCTTTGAATAACTTTCATTTCAGTGTCCTTAGTGAGATTTGATTTCTATCTTTCTCGGACGCTGTTCTTCGGGCAGTTCAACTTTCAAATGAATGACTAGTAAACCGTTGACGAATTCAGCTCCATCAACGACAACATGGTCAGCGAGTCTAAACGTTTCCACGAATTTTTTTGTAGTAATCCCTTTGTGAAGATATTGTCTCTTATCTTCTTCAGGGTTACCGCGAATAACTAGAACACCGGGCTTTGCCTCGATTTCTAAGTCTTTCTTTTTGTAACCGCCTAACGCAAACTCCATGGCGTATTCCGTATCACTATATTTGATAATATTGTGACGAGGAAAACCCTTCTCGTTTGCTCCAATAGAGGTTAGTCGTTCGATCTCATCCCATACGTGGTCGAAACCAATGAAACGAGAATGTGGAAATGAAAACACTTTAGTTCGTGTATTAACCATAATGGTCTCCTTATCTTTAAGCGAGATTGTTGTCTAACTACCGGACCTATTCCGCGTAGTCGTGGATATTTATAACACATTTTTTAAAAAATGTCAATTATTTTTAGAATTATTTTCCATCCAGTCTTCAGCAGTTGTGCCTTCAGTTTCGGTGGTTGCTTGACGATAGTAGAGAATCAGTTCTTTTTGCTGCATGACATAACGACGAACTTCTTGAAAGTTCTCTGCCATTTTCTCATATCCATCGGGGGTAAGTGCGAACACTACGAAGTTACCATCAAGAATCTTTTCGATCTCTTTGATTTTATCTTGTAGATTCTCTTCAGTGATAACAAAGAAGTTTACCTCTAGAAGGTCAATCGACTGAGGTAAAGGTGGTTGATAGATTCGTAGGGGAACCTTTTCTGTTACAGTTATAATCTGAGGCTCGGGTTTGACTTCAATTTCTTCAGAGCCCCACTCTAAGCGAGGCATCCATGAACATCCTGTTATAAAGATTGCTCCCAACGCA